TATCTTGTGGCAATATGAACCCACATCCCACCCATAATCTGCAAAGTCTTTATACATCTGCTCTACAAGGGATGTCGTCGGAACGACTATCAGAGTATTTTGTCCTTTCTCAACGTAGTATCGGACAATCGAATATATCATCAACGACTTTCCAGAAGCAGTTGGAGATATCAACAACTTTCTATTATGTCTTAAAGCGTCGTATACTCCCTCAACTTGGTACTCACGGGGAACATACTTACAAATAAAAGTCATATAATCTTTTACACCTTCTTTTGAGATATGCTCGTTTATCTCAAAAGGAAGACCATAAAACTTATTATTTGTGAATTCATATGTATAATCATGAGTCTCACAAAATCTTGTGATTTTATCTAACAGACCTACATAAATCTCACCAGTCTGCGTATTAAATAATCGAATTTTTCCGTCCCAGTGTCTGTTGCGAAACTGGGGCATAAACTTCGCACCTGGCACATCAAATGTGAACTGATCTGCAAGTTCATAATAGATGTGCGGTTCTGCTTTTACCTGAAGATAAACTTCATTCTTTTTTGATATCACCAAATGAGACATTACTCACAAGTTTCACCTGTGAATATTTATCTTCTTATTTAAATCTGTCTAAACCAAAAGGTCTTCATCTCTTTCTAGGAGATGGCTTGAATTCAGGATAGTTGACCTTAGTTGGATCATAGTTCGGATCATTACTAGCCATGGCAATATTTTGACGATAATTTGTATCTGCCCAGGCTTTAAGATTTGCCTTAGTTGCTGGATCATTGGTATTTAATCCATACCAAGAAGCAATGTTATCAGCCCTGTCCCGAGAATCATTATAAGCATGGAATTTATCGCTTGCGGTGACTCCTTTAGGAGCAGGGGATCCCTTTGGTTTTCGTGCGGGATCGTTGGGACCCAACGATGATACAGGTTCTTGCCTGGGCCTACCAAAACTAAGATTAATATTGTAATTTCCTGGAGTTATTCCACCACTAGGTCTACCACTAGATCCATCACTAGATCCAGAACCACCAGATTTACTAGATGTTGATGATTTTGCTGCTAAATTTTTCTTTCCAAGTGCAATAACTTGGTCCCTGTTCATTCCAGTTTTTCTAATTTTGGCATAACCACCACCTGCCTCAAAATCGGTCATTTCAATAATACTCTGCTTCCACTCTTCACTCATATTTGCCATAATCACAAGTGCTGCCTTGTTGGTATCAGCATATCCTTCGGCAACTAGATATTCTAGAAGGTAATCAAAGAGATCAACTCCTCCCTCTACTTTTTCTGGTGCATCATCAACTACTTCAACTTCTTCTTGAGGTTGGATATGGACTTGTTGATAAGCTTCCCAAAGACCGATAATTTCTTGATCTCTCATTTTTCTAAGACTTTTTTAGTTATTTATGTTAACTAAATATCATAATATTTTGGTGGAGTATATCTACCTTGAATTATTGGCATTTTTGACTTGATCTTGATTTTAACGTCCCTGGGGCCAGCAGCGCCAGGCATTGGCACCGAAAGGTTAGGGTTTCTTCTTTCTAGATCTTGTCGTATATAATTTTTTGGTTTAGGTATGAGTTGTTTCACACCAGCACGAATTCTGTCCATCAAAGATGGAGTTTCTTCATAATCTCCAGGAAGATCATCGAAAGCCCTTCTTTTAGAGTCTGACTCTTTGATGAATTCACTAAAAGTTTTCATCGTTTTATTTTTATTTAGTTAAATCCTGCTTTTTTATCCATAAAGTAACTGCTAATTATATCCTGCAGTAAATTTTAAAAATTCTATACTATTCTTGATTTGATACGTGCGATTAGAAATCATCCTAATCACTTCCTCAAGGAACTTTAGCGTAATATCGTAATATCTAATCTTGAGATCGATTTTATTCAGTCTCTCATCGGCGTCCATATGCCTCTGTAGCGCCTCTTTATCCCTAACTTTATATGGAAACGGTTCTTCCTCATACACCTCTATAGGCGCCTTTCCTGAATAGTAATTGTATCTTTCTAACTTAACTCTATTGTAAGTTTCTCTTGCCTTTTCACGTAGTAAAGTAATTGTATTGTATATTGTATAATACTTTGAGTGGAGTTGTGGAATTTTTAAAGATTCATCGTGTAGATTATCAGGGTCAATGACAGAATCTTTCTGCCACATTTCCTGAATTTCGTCAAGATTCATATGTTGTTCCGTTAGGTTTTAAGATATTATAGACAGTATACTTGAAAGTTGCCTCTGCTGTAAAGTAGTTGATATCTGTCTCTTGCGCCTCAAACTCCATTGGTGTTAGAGCAATTGGATAAAGATCTTTAAATTTAACCAATGCAACGTCTCTGTAATTGCTGTTTAAAATTCTTAGAGTCCCATCACAAAATGCATTCTTGGGATCCGTTATCTGATTTTGTGTAATAAAATCATCATATTGAGAAGCAATTTCTGGAAATCCTAAACCAGTTAACCAGTTATGAATTGCCATATAATTTTCTAGATTCTCATCAATAAGAAATCTAAGAGTAAAATCAGCATAGGTTAATAAATTTCCAGGTACATCAATCATTTTTAGATAATTACTTTGCTGCATCGTACTTAAAGTAATTTCTGGTATTCTGGATGCACTAGAGAAAAAAGCTACTTTAGGAAATTTTGCTAAAGTAAATTTAAATCCTACTGGTGATAGAAAATTTCTATTATCTATTTGATTAGAGAAGGGATTAGTTGCCATTATTTTTTATTAGGTGCGACTTTTGCTGAAATTGGGGGAGTAACTTGGGTATAGACCATTCTTTTACCCCATTGTTGTGGAGTTATATTTTTTCCTGCAACATCTTTAGTAATTTGAGGAGAGACATCAAATGAAACATCCCTGTTTACATTACCAGTTGTACCAAAATCTCCAACATCATTAATTTTTGCTTTTGCTTCTTTTGTCTTTTTTCCTTGAGGTTCTGCTGTAACTCTTAGTGTTGATCCATATGGAATCGAAGGTTTTCCTTCTTTTCCTTTCGGTGCTTGCCCTTCTTTATATTTAAATGGAACGGCAGCGTTTCTTGTAGTCCAATTGTGCGGTTCTCCAGTTGCTGTTACTTTATTAGGAGTAAATGCATCCCCAGGAGCATAAACACTTGCCTTTACTGGTTTCCATCCATATCTTTTTTCTTGCTCAGGATTCCATTTTCCAGGTTTCCAATCCTTACCCTTACCAAATCCTTGCTGATAATTTTTATAAGCAAGAACTGGTTGTGACTTTTGGGGTTGTGATTTTTTTGCTAATGGATTCCAAAACTCTTGGATATTTGCATCAGCACAAAATTGTTTATACGACTTCATGAGTCTTTTTAAATATATTTAGACAAAAAAAGAGGGTCCGAAGACCCTCTTGATTGAGTTGTGAATTAACTCACATAAGGTTAGCAACCTTAACTCTTCTGTAGTAACGGTTAGCGTTAACAGTAAGAGCACCAGCGCCTGCGGTAGTACCTTGAGCGAATGGGTTTGCAACCATGCCATAACGAGTCTTAAACCCGATTTTTGGCTGGAAGGTGTTCTCGCCAACGGCACGTACCATTTGGAGAGGAACATATGGGCAGTAGAAGAGACCAGCGTCATATGGGCTGGAACCCTTGTAACCAACAACGTAGTACTGACTGGAAGCAACGTTAGCAGCGTATGGGTCAATGTATACGCGATACTTACCTTGGAGAACACCAGCGAAGGTGTTACCAGTGTCATCAACGTTTAGGTTAGCGTTGAGTGCAGGGGTGTAATCGAGAACACCAGCCATTGCAAGTGCCGAAGCAACGTCAGCAGAGCAGATGATGGTGTTGCCCTTTCCTCTACGAGTTCTTTGTGCGATTGCGTTAGCGTCGCGCTCGATTTGGAAGATCAGACCCTTAAACTTCTCAACCGACCAACGACCGTTGGAGTCAACGTCGAGGTCAAAAGTACCTGCGGTAGCAGTGTTAACTTGAGCACCAGACTCAGCAACTCTGTAGATAGTACGGATAACTTCACGGTTGATCTCAGCAAGAATCTCAGTTGAGAGAATGTTTGCGAGTTCCGCTTCAGCATTCAGACCGTGAATTGCCTTGAGGTCTTGAGCGAGCTCAAGTGAGTACTCAGCCTTGAGGGCACGTGACTTAGCAGTTACGGTTACCTTCTCGATGCTGAATGCCATCTGGTTGAAGTTATCACCAGTGGTTCCGAGATCTTCAGCATCATCGGTTCTCATACCCTGACCTACGCTGTAGGTGCTGCCAGTTTGACCAGCTTCAGGATTGAGGAGACCAGGATTAGTACCAGTTTGGCCAGTAGTACCCATACCAACGGCAGCACTTGTCATGCCGCTGGTGACGTCGAATCCTTCGTTCTGACCAGAGAACGCGGAATCAACTTCACCGAAGAAGGTTTCTGGACCAGTCTGATCGGTGTAGCGTGAACGCATTGCAAAGATCAGTCCAGTAGGACCGTTCATTGGCTGAACGCCACAGATATCATAAGCGATCAGATTAGGCATTGAGCGTCTGATCAGGGAGATCAGAACAGGATCGAAACCTTGTAGAGGACCAGTGGTAACAGCGCCAAGACCAGGATTAGCTCCTGAACCAGTGCTGTTAGTTGGACCTTCGAAAAGGAATTCGCGCTCTTCACGAATAGTTTTTTCTTGGTTTTCGAGCAGGATTGCGGTTACCATTCTGCGATGTGAATCCTTGATAGGATCGAGACCCTGATAGTCAAGGAGTGGTGCCCACTTCTCCTGCAGATGCTCAGCATTGAACATTTGCATTGGATTTTACCTCTTTAAAAGTGTTGTTTGTTTGAATCGAATAGTATAAAAATCACTTCTTAGCAACTTTACTCATCATCGAAAGATAAGCACTCATTGATGGTGAATATGATTCTTCAATCATTTCTCCTTGTGCCACTTCCTCTGAAAGATTTTCAGTTACGTACTTAGGAGCACTAGTGTTTGTTGGGAAATAAGAATTTCTCAGTGTTTCTAGTTTCTCACGATAGTCTGCTTCACTGTCAAACTCAACATTTTCCGCTAGAGAAGCGAGTTTATCTCTCTGGGAAAGTGCTAGACCTTCAGAGACTTCTGCAAAGATCACATCAGCGACCGACTCTGCTAATCTCCTATTAAGAGCAATATTTCTTTCGATTTGCTCGTTGAGTTTTTCTTCCATTTCATCAAGTTTGTCTACCATATTATAGACAACATCATATTTTTCTTCAGGGATTGATACATAATGCTCTTCAAAAAGTCCTTTCAGACCTTGTAGGAATGACTCAGTCATTTCTGACTGGAGACCGTTCTCAACTGCGAGTACGTTCTCTTGGAACCACTCATCAGCAACATACTCAAGGTAAGAATCAACTCTATCAGTTAATTCTTCTTTAATGTATTGTAACTCTTCAACCATTTGCTGAGCGTATACTACTTGCAGATGCTCTTTAATGGTAGCAACTTTAGATCTAATAGCTGCTTCAAAAATGGTTTTTGCTTTTTCTTGGAACTCTTCAGAGAGTTCTTCGCCATCAAGAAGAGCATTTACATCTTCTTCGATGCTGAAGTCTTCTTCTACAACTTCCTCTTCCTCTTCCTCTTCTTCGCCTTCTTCAGACTCTTCACCCCCAAGATCTTCATCCTCTACGGTTTCTTCTTCATCATCAGACTCTTCAGCGACAACTTCCAGATCTTCTTTTTCCTCAACCTCTTCGGCTTTCACAGCCTTAGCGTTGACAACATCTCTTACTTGAGCAAGAGTTGCTGAAGGATCTTTGAGTTTTCCTGATTCGTCATCTGGACGATAGTTTTCTGGAGTTGGACCACCGAGATCCTCCCAAGCACCAGTTTGACCAGGAGTTGCAACTGGAGTTGCACTCCCGCGAGGTGCTTCAGCTGGAGCGGCGCCTTTGGTTACTACGTTTTCCATTTCTTGTAAATTTCTACCAACGGACATTTGTTTTTAGATCTTGATATAATCTATATTTATTTATTAAATCAAAGATTTGATAAGAAATCTTGGAACAATTGTACTTTGTGTTCCTGAAGAATTCTCTCATCAACTAAGGTATTAATTCTACGCTTTGTAGATTCTGCGAGTTTCTCACGAAGGATTCCTCCCTCCCAAACCCATTCTTTACCTTCCATAATTCCATGAACAAAAGCATCAGGAGCAGAAGGATCGGCAACAATATCAGCTGCGGTTGCAAGCATGAAGTCTTCACCAACAATTTTATGACCTTCATTGGTCATTTTGAGTGAACCAACACCACGAGAAGAAACACCAAGCATTACACCTTCTCCAATTAAAGAACTTGCGATCTTACCCATAGGAGTATCTAGAAGTTGTGCTTTACCTCTAAAATTATTTCCTTCACAAGTAAG